CAGTCATGCTTTCTCCTGTCAAAGTTTCTGCATCTACTAATGCATAATTTTTATCATCTTGGTTTTTTAAATTCCATTGATAAAATCCATTTTCCTGCTCAACAGTCATCGATGGAAAGCTTTTTTGCCATGCCACCAAACTACCGGGCAAATTCTGCCGGTAAATTTCACGCGTAAGTAAAGGAAGCATCTCCGGAGCTTGCTGAAATACATCATACAAGGTAGGAGTTCCTATAAGGCCTCGTAAGTCTTTTGACCCGTAAAGCTGATTTTTAAATAATTGTGCCATATTCTTAATAACTCTTTTTAGTCTTCTATTAAAGCTCGGCTATTTAAAGCTTTTGCCATTTTACGAAAAACAGACATATTGTCTTCTACGGAAGCTTCTTCCACAGATTCAAATCCATTAGTCATGTTTTCCAAACGTTGTCCTTTACTAATGACTTTATCTAAATTACTAGTTACTTGTTTACTAACCAGTTTAGATAACTTCTTTATATTAGGAACAAACGTCCCATCTTCTTTCATGTCAAACAATCCCAATTGATCATACACTTGCATTAATCCTTCAAATCCTTCTGCATTCTTGTACTGCTTGTATGCTACAGAATTAAGAGCTTCACCAGTATCAATAACTTTAACTGGCGTTCTTAATGATTTGATTGCAGCATCTCTTATTTCTTTTGAAATAGAAAATGGAATTTTCTTTTCATCAGATAAGAACCCGTTTACTCCTGTAATAAAAGGATCATTGTCGGGATTTGCATTGGTAGCTGCATTAGCTTTAGCTTGGTCAATATAGGTTTGGGTATATTGTATTAACTCTGGAAGAAATAATTTCGCTTTGTCTGCTAATTTATTTTGAGTTTCTAACATCTCAATCTGCTCTGTTACTTCAGCAGCAGACATACCTTTCATACCGTAATATCGTTTAGCAAGATCTTTAGCTACCCCATCATTAGTACTTACAGACTCGTCAGAAATTCCTTTTAAATAAGCATGTGTTTGTGCTACTCGAATTGCTTGAACTTGGTCATCTACTCCTGCTTCAATTTCCAAAAATATCTTTTTGGCCGGTGAGAAGTTTTTAAACTGTTCTTGCATTTTATTATCAGCAAGAGTAGTAATTGCTGATTTTATTTTAGTAAGAAAATCAGAAGAATCTGTAATAGAGTCTTCTTCTTTTATATCTAAGGGAAGTCCTAAATCTTTTAAATCCTTAGCCAGTGCCGATAAAGAATGTGCGTTTCCTTGTCTGTGATTAGTAGAAGGAGCACTTCCAGCAGGCTTGATAACCTCTAAAGGAGTTAATTGTAATACATTCTCAATATCTTCAAAATCGAGATCTGTAGGTGGATCAGGAGTACCCTCTCCTTCATCATCATGTTCATCCCCTATATCTAATGGACCACTAGAAGGGTGAAGTACAAAATCGGATAATTCATTTTCGAAAAACATATCTTAAAAGTTTTTGGGGTTACTGGATAAACAAATATATGATGAATGCAAAAAAAAATTTATACATCTTTAATCATTTTCATCATCGCTTAATAGCATTTTTCTGCTGTTTTTGGGCAATAAGTTTCTTAATATCAATCGATTCTTTTGCTTTATTATTACGAACCATCTCAGTTAATTTACTTTGATCTAACGTATATCGCTTAGTCATCTCTTGAATTCGAGCATAATCTATTTCAGAAGTTCCCGTAGGTTGAGCTCCTAATTTGAAAAAAGCAATACGCTCAGCACTTTCAATTTGTTCCATTTGGACATCTGCTTTCATATATCCTAACTCTCGAGTAGTTTCAATTGCTGACAATTTAACTTGCCTATCTGCATCTTTATTTTGCATATCTGCTTGTACTTTTTGCATGTCTAGTTTAGCTTGGTTTTCCATAGCTGCTGCTTGATTTTCTTGAAGTCTTCGCTGCATTTCGTCCATAGATATTCTTAATTTACGCTTAATTTCTTGAAGACTTCGCGAAGACTTCAAATCTATTATGTCAATTAATGTGGCTTGGCCGTTTTGCATTGCAGATTGTGCCAGTGCTGAAAGCTCATCTATCACCTTCATACCTTCATCAAAGTTTCCTACAAACACATCTAGATTAGCATCTAAAGCTTCTTTGCTGTGAGCAATAAATACTTGCCCTAAATCATCTAATACATGCTGACCTTTTTTCGGATTTTCTCGATAAGCGCGCTGAACTACTTTTAAAAATTTCTGTAATACTTTTCTTCGAAACAACGCATCTATTTTAAAATAGCGTTCTGTAATATTACTATTCTGAACCATTTCTCGTTCAGAATTACGAACTGCTTGTCTTGGATCAATGATTCCTTCCCTTGTTTCCGGAACTCCTAATACCTTGCCCATAGTGTATTCCATCATAGTTAAGTACTCAGTAAGCAATCTTACTCCTTCTCCTCCTCCTCCTAGTTTTACTTCCTGAGTAACCATCGTATTGAAAATAGAAGCAGGTTTGCCTTGATTAGGTCCTTCTAGTACTTCTTCATGAGGATTAATTAATAAATGCTTATCTAACGATGCCCAATGCAATGCTAATACAGGATCCTGATTAGCAGGCAACATACTTACATTGATGGCTGTTGTGTTTCCTTTGAAAGTATTTATTTCTAATTGGCGTTTAAAAAAGCCAATATCATAAGCATAATCAAAAGGTTTTACGATATCCATTGCACAAGGGATAACATAATTATTGGTATTAAGAGTTAGTCCTATAATTGGAGGAGTTCCTAATGAAAGATTAGTTACGGAATCATTAGAATCTTCACACATACCTAATTTTAAGTATATGTCGTTTCCAATTTTGGTGCCTCTGGCCCATTGGTTTATTTCTCTCCAAGTGACTACCTCTCCTGCAGCTTCATCCGGAATATAATACTCATTTACATATTCTATCAGTTCTGCTCCTGTTTCAGGATCTATAGAAGATAGTTCTCCTATTTTTACCTTAGTTCTCCAAAAACCGGAAATCTCTCTTATTTCTCCTTGAGCATTAGTGTATCCTCCATAAGACATTACATCATGATAAGATGCAGGAAACAATGTAAGTTGCGGGGCTCCTACTAGTTCCGGAACATTATGAAAATTAGGAGCACCTCCTCCGTCTATGTTAAAATTCCCTCTGGTATTGCTATTGATAGAGAAATCATGTAATTTATCTCTATCCTTTTTAGATAGTTCATCCCACCAATCATCTAGTATTTTACCCGGTGCTTTGTATTGAATGACTAAGATCATATCTCGATCATGATAATAAATACTATTAGTGCCTCCTAACGTAAATACAGATCGAGGATCTAGTCTTCGTACATCAGGCTCTTTGCCGAAAATATCTACCATTGCTACTTGATGACCACAAGTAAGCTGATCATCCATAATGGTTTCAAAAGTAAAGTCTAGCTCCTTTTCTCGATACTCTTTATGTAATATAACATTGCCGTATTTTTCAGCTATGTCCTGATATTCATAAGTAACATAATGTTGAAGTTTCTGAACTCTTTTCTCCATCTCTTGTTGAGACATAGAAGTAGATTGAACCATCTCCATTACTTTAGGCATAAGCTCTGCCATTAATTGAGTTTCTTTTCTGCTTATCCCGTCTTCATCTGAATTAGAGAGAAATACTCTCATCTCCGTTTTACGTTTAGCATATTCTCCCAATAAGGAATTTAACTTGGTATTGCCTATTCCTACATGAAATAATGAAGCAGGAAAATTATCTATCCCTAATTGATGAGGATCTACAAATCGAAGAATATTAGTAATATCTAATTTCCCTGCTCGTAAATTATAATTTTCGATTTTATTATTTCTACCGGTTTTAAAATCACTCATGGCGCCTATAGCATATTCTGCAAAGTCCAGATTATCTTTATACCATTTTTTGTTATTAGCAAGTCTTGTGACAGCAGAAACATTCTGTCTAGGCATGCTGACAAGGTTATAGCTGTTTGATGCGAAAGTAGTCAAACTCATATGGCATTAGGCATGTAAAGTTGTTTAGCAATATTTTCTTGGTCTTCTAGCCAAGAATCAGTCATGAGTTGTACATGAAGAGAATCTTTAGCAGAAGCCATATCTTTTTTACGAAGATACGATAAAGAAGGATGATTGAGCAAAGCTTGAGATCTCTTCTTAATATTCTCAGATAACCGCATAGCTTGATCCGTCTGATCAAACCAAGCTAGCATAATCAAAGCAGAAACTCTATCACAGTTAAGAGTACCATTATACTGAATCAGTTCTTCCAGTATTGCTGGAGAAGGAATAGTCTGATACATTTGTGTAGTAATAACATTATTATCTTGGTCATATCCGGTACCTGTCATTTCCATCAACATTGAATTTATAAATCCAATACCTTCTCTAATTACATTAGTAGTTGCGGTAGTACCTTTCTGAGCATTAGTTCCTTCTTTGTAATTAGATAAAGATCTTAACTGATGAGGCATATCTGCTAAAAGAGGAAGACTCCTGCAAAACTCAAAGTGATTATATAATCCAAGTAGATTTTGCTCATACATGGCCTTTGCATTATAATAAATAAGAAGCCTTCTGCATTGTTCATAGAAAAACTTAGGATCTAAGGTACGACCAGTGTATTCTGCTACAATTTGTCGAGTATACCTATTCATAATAATTATCGAGGGTAGCGAATCTGTTGTAGAAAATGATTTATCTACTACGTCAATTCCTGCAATATGAACACGAGAAGCCACTTTACCATGTTCATCCAAAATAGGCTTTTGGAAAATCTCCACACATCCTTTTTTATTTTCTTCGTTTCCTAAAGGATAAGCTCTTATAGGACGACATGTTATACTTTCTGCTAAAAACACATTCCCGTTTCCAGGAGTAACCTCCATAAATCCTTTAAAAGAATTGGTTAAATATTTTTTAGTAGATCCTCCGAGTAATTCTGCTAATGCATTCCGCAATTGGAAAACAGGAAAAGTACCTCCATCCACTGACATAAACATATGAGAAGGCTTGGTAGGATTGTTCACTACATGGGCTACCTTTTTTTCTTCTGGAGATTTATCTAAAAGAGATAGATTGTAGTTTTCCTCTTTTTCAGAAGTTACAAGATTGGTAATGTGATTTGTACCTTCTTTGTGTTTATTCCTAGTTAATAAAATAGATACAAAATGACAAATCTTTCCTCGATGTTCAAATTCATCGTCAAACTCTAAACAATTGAATACTTTAGGATTTCGAAATATTGGTTCTACATAGCGAACTACTCCTTTAGAAGAAAGTCCTCCTGTACCTAGCATTATTATTACATTTCGTTTAAATATCCTTGATGCTCCTGAACCTTCAATTGCTCCTATAGTAGCTACTAGATTTTCTACGAAACCTACCTCATCAATTGCTGTTAAATTAGGACGGCCAGCATTTGCTGCTAAAGGGTTATTACGTAAAACTCGATGATAAAACATTGATCCGTTTACTAGATTTACAATGTCTTCATTCTCTTTTGAACTGCCTTTGTAAGGACTCCATACAGGAGAAGGTATCATTTTCCCAGTCGATGAGAATCTACGGCCAGTCATATTATTATATCCATACAGAGTTTTATCCATTAGCGGACTAGACCAGTTAGAAGTATGAGCAGCAATTACACTCTGAGAAGAAAAAGTAATTCCTTGGGCAAGCTGATACAAATAATCATCGTAATCAGTTACTCCTCCAGTAATAAAATTATGAGATAACATTCCAGAAACTCCATAAGACTTTCCTCCTCCACGACCTTGCATAGTCATGAAGTTCTTAGCTTCATTCTGATACAAAGGTTTACCATAGGAAGCTCTATGGATTTTCCGAAGATAGGCCCGGGCATCCACGTATGTTTTCTTAAGATCTTCTTCAAAATATAAGATATCTTTCATAGTGTCAAAGATTCCTATCTTCTCAAGAATATGCCGTTCAGGGCCTACAGATCTATTGCACGTATAAACAGGATCGTCTTTAAATCCTGAAAATCCTCGAGCTTCTTCATACAGAAGAAACAAGTTCCAATCAATATCTCTACAAAGAGGCAATCCTTCTTTTAATCCAGCAGACTTTGGGTCTTCTAGCAAAATAGGATGCATGTTCATATAATACCAAAGGGGACCGGGCATCCATTTACCGGCTACCCACTCCCCTTCTACCATTTTTCGCTTTACTCCCCTCCAAAATTCAAGCATCAATGAATTCTCTAGTCCTGGAATAAATACCGGTATTTCCCTGAGTTTATACTCGTGGGTATTTACTGTGTTCCAAAAATCTAGACTTAAATCAAGGTGTCTCTGTAATGGTGGCTGTTCGCTCATCTAGAATTCGACGTTTAAGTTGTAAATGTAATGAACTTATAGCTTCATGTTCTGTTTTGACATCAAAAGTCAGCATTTCATCAGTATCGACATGCTTATATCTATAGATAGTATTTCCTTCTCTTTTAGAAAGAAGAGTCTTTTCTGATTTCCATGATCTACCTATTCCTTTAGCACTATAGATAATACGGGTATTGTAGTTTATTAGAACATTTCCCGATATTGCGAAATAATGTTCTGCCATATTTCCTGATTCAAATCCTTCTAGATCTTCTTCATTGATTGGGTGTATTTCTGGTACTACTTGCTTCTCAAGCATATCAGCTATTACTATAGAAACTACAGTAACAGCACTAGTGCAGTCAGCTACTTTACCGTTTAAATCATTAATTGCCCTACTTAACTCAAGCATTTTCCATCTTTGACGCTCTGCCGGGTTTATTTTTTTATTACTGG